TAAAAGATTGTTCTGCTAAACCTTGTTTGTTTTTGACATTGCTAAGAAGATATTTCCAAGCAAAATTGTTTTCAACAAGTGAGTGTTCAATATTATCCAGCAGTTCCTTTTCCTGAGAAGTGTAAGTAAGTAAACCTTTTTCTTCACAAGCAAGAGCAAGCTCTTTACCTTTTTTTGTACGCTTTTCTTCAAGAAGTGCATAACTACTTGGAAATGCGTCAGGTTCAAGAATCCATTTATGAATCATTGACCCTAGTTTCATTGCTGGAGTTGCAATTCTAGGAGGATTGTTTTTGCCATACTTGTAAATGTAAAAAGCTTCGAGGCCATGATCTATGGCATATTTTGCGTCAGAGGCAGCAATAGCTCCATCTGATCTATACACTTGTTCGTCAATGTCAACTGACGTTATGTGTGGTGTGGTGTTGTTTAAAGATTCCATTTTGTTATAGTAATGGTGTCCTTAGGTGTTAGGACAATGGGTGGAGTACTGGTAGAGATCAGGGGTGGTCTTTACCAGTATTTTTTTGTTCTATTGGATATTCTTTTAAAATTTCTTCAGAAGTGACAAACCTAAACCAGAAAGGGTGGGCTGTTTGCATTACATCTTCATGGTTCATATCACATTCATATCCAATAATATCTGAAGAAACTATCCTTTTGTCATCAAAATACTGACTTGTTCTTTGAACATTTAAAGGGTAGTCATCTTTGTTTGTAAAGCAATTAAATACCAAACTTTCTGCAAAATCTTTTGCATCTTTTTGATCTTCAACAACTACCTCAAACTCTTCAATCATGGTGTTGTGAGTTGTAACTTTATAAAGTTTTTTCATTGGTTTTGAATCTCTAGTTGAATGAGTCTTTGTTTAATTTCAATAAGGTTTTCATTTATCTCAAGAACTGCAACCTTCAACAGTTCAATAGATTTAGCTTGACTTTCAAGATCAGCAAGCCTTTGCTTAATGCGTGTCATTTCAAAAGTCATTTGCACTTCTCCTCATAGAGTTTGTATGGAAAATTTGTAATTTTATTGGCAGGGGTAGTATATTTTGCTCCCCTTACTTTTCTGTGCATATCGCCAAGATCGTCAAAACTAAACCATGTATAAGGTTTTTCTTTTTTAAGTTTTCGGCACTTTTGTTTAACGGCTCGTTCATAGTCAGTTCTATTCCATGCTCGATTGCCGTTGTCTAAATAGAGATCACCATATTCTGCATAAAATAAAAACTCTGTTGGCTGGTTCTTCAAGTGTCCAAAAACCCAAACACCATTTCCATAGCAGGGAAAGTTGTCATACATCATTGTTGTAGCTCCTTACAAGCGAGTTCAATATTTTTTTCATGACAGTCTGCATATGTCATGTCATAAAGTGTCCCTGAGAGGGTTGTATAGAACAACCCCATAGCAGCGATAGCAAGTAATAGATTCTGCATTAGTCGTACTCCGTTGTTTCAAATTCGATAGGTTGGGCATTGTAGTCTTTGCCATATTCACAAAAGACTTCATGTAGTTCATCAAGTTCACGTTGAATAAAGGCGACAACTGTTTTAGCTTCTCTTTCTGTGTAAACGTAGTTGCTACGATTGCCACAGTTTTTAACTTGCTTCATACGAAACTTAAGTTCTTTGAGTCTTGGAAGGATAAGAGCTTTAAACCTAGCTCTCTTATGCCTTTGCTTGTCATCTGTAAGCTCGGTCTGTAGCTCTGGTGAAGGCTTGTCATCAACAATCGAAGCGGCAAGCTCTGAGTCTGGAGGAAGTTGTATAGTTGTCATTACTTGTTCTCCTGTACAAACTGTTTTGCTTCAGTTTTAGTATTGAAGAACCAAACCTGATAAAGAACGCTATCCCATTTGAAAGTGTCGTCATACTCTTTGATGATCTCCCACTTTTTTTTGATGGGATACATAGGGTCAATCATTGGGTGGTTTTTGTCCCATTTAAGAACCACATAATGTGGGATTGCTTTTGCTCGTTTTGTCTTGGTCATTTAAAATACCTTGCGAAAGAACGGCCTCTCAGCCATACCTTAAATATTAGTTTACCTTTGTTTACCTGTCAATACCTATAAGATAATGTTACAAAAGCATAACATTTAGATAAACATACAGGTAAAGGGTGGACATATATATATTATTCATGTATTATTTAAAGTATGAGGTCGAGAGATCGGCTGATTATTCAAACTTCGCAAAGGATTCAAATGTTAATCAAGCATTTCAACACTACTTTCACTTCAGAGGGTACAGTTACAGACAACACCAGCGACATTGCCAAAGAGTATGGCACAAGAGTTGGTGTTTTTATTATGCGTAATGGTAAGAAAGAGTTTTTCTTACTAAATAAAGAGCTTTCAACAGAAACTTTTAAGTTGACTGAGCTTGAAAATATCTTTCTTAACTTTATTGGTCAAACAACACATCAGGTAAATTTATTTGATACAACCCAGAATGACGTTGATAGATGGGACAGAATGATTACTAAAGATGGAAGCTACAAGTTTGGCACTCAGCATCTTTGGAAAATCTATGACTGGAAGGTTCTCACAAAGGATCAAGTGACAACAATCATCAAAGGTCTTAAGAAAAAGAATGTACTTGAGATTGAGTGGTATGTTGACCCAGTATTTGATAAAAAGATGATCTTGAATATCAACTTCACACCAGAATTTATAAAACAGACTGCCGCTTTCGATAATCAAGAACATATTAATCAACGTGTAGATCACTTCAATGATGCTATGAAAAAGCTTCAAGAGTGGGAAGCTGCACAAAAGTAAACCTATCAGCCCCACCTCAACTGGTGGGGTCTTTATTCACCTATCACCCCTAAAAAACAATGAACGCATTTAGAGAAAAAGCACTCTGGGAAAACAATCAGAGACTCCTCAGTCAAAAAGACATTCTTAAGGAAAAGCTTACAGAGGTAAAGCAAATTAGAAAAAACATTGCAGAACTTGAAGCAATGAGAACAGCAATCAAGGAGGTTAAATAATGGCTGGTTTAAGATTCAGTGACAACAGAACACACTTTAAATCACTAAGTCCAGATCATAGCGTTGCAGAATTATTAGCAATCAAGATCAAACAAGAGGCAGCAAATTTAAAAGGTATTGAATTTGATTCTTACTTTAACTCTACTTTTAACTGGCGATTTATCACTCTTGGTATTCACCAAAATGGTGAAGTATATGCCATGTATTCAGACAAAGGATTTAGTTCTCTTGACAAAGTGTTTGGAATAAAGGAGGTAAAATAAATGCAATTAAGAGATTATCAAATAGAAGTTCTTGACCACCTAAGAACTTCACTAAAGCAAGGGGCAAAAGCTCCTTTGCTTGTTCTTCCAACAGGTGCTGGCAAAACAGTTATCTTTTCTGAGCTTGCAAGAGACTTTGTTTCTCAAGATAAGAATGTGCTTATCCTTGTACACAGAAGAGAGCTTGTGAAACAAGCCTGTGAAAAGCTTGACCTCATTGATGTTGACTATGGTGTTATTGCCTCTGGTTTTGACAGCAATGAAAATTCAAGCTTACAAGTCGCATCTGTTTATACTTTATGGAGAAGGATTGCAGCAAACAAAGATACTTTTGTTCCTGATGTAATTATTTTTGATGAAGCTCACCATGTAGCTGCTGGAACTTGGACAACTATCATTGATAAATACAAAACAGCTTTAAGAGTAGGAGTTACGGCAACACCTATACGTTTGGACAACAGACCACTTGGAAAGTTTTTTGACAGGCTTATCAATGGTGTACAAGTTAATCATTTAGTTTCTAAAGGTTACTTATGCGATCACAAAGTATTCGCAGGGGCAAAGCTTCCAGATTTATCGAAGCTCAAAGAAAGAAGAGGTGATTATCAGGCAAAAGATTTAAAAGAAGTAATGGATCAGCCTGTGATTATTGGTGATGCTGTTCATCAATACAAGAAACATTTATCAAACAAACCAGCAATAGCTTTCTGTGTTGATATTGCTCATGCAACAAAGGTGCTACAACAGTTCAAGAAAGAAGGTGTTAAAGCTGAACTTCTTACTGGAAGCATGAAACTTGATGAAAGAGATAATGTTCTTAACAGACTAAGATCACACAAAACTCATGTAGTGGTTTCTGTTGATGTTATTTCTGAAGGCACAGACTTGCCTTGTGTTTCTGGAGCAATCTTGCTTAGACCTACAAAGTCTCAAGCATTGTATATGCAGCAAGTGGGTAGAATCCTTAGACCAGAAAAAGATAAAACTGCAATAGTTTTAGATCATGTTGG